TCAATAGAAGCTATAATAAAGGCTCTTTCTTTTTGCGGTAAATTCGCAAAAATCGAGGGCAATATTCGTAATTTTTGGAGGGCGTAGTGCGCATAAGCCGCATCTCCGTCCTCTTGAATTAGTTTTTTGCCTTTTCGACATCATCGTTAATGTCGGTAAAGCCGTTGAGCTCTGTCACGAAAACAAGAAACTGTGAATACTCGCCGGGGTTATCAATCATTTCAACGATAAGAGCTTCAGGTGTTTTTACACCGTAGCTGTCTTGAAGTTCAGCATCATTAAGATTTGGTTCAACAACCGACTTTGCAATAAGAGAAGCATTATATTTAGCAACATCAAGCTGTTGCTTAAACTGATTAGGTTTGCCAAGAATAGGTACATCCTTTGTGTACTTATCCCTCATAGCCTCAGCTTCTTTAGTAGTAAGAGGTTTAATGGTCCATTCAATCGGGTTACCGTTTTCATCGGTAAATGACTTTGTAGGGACATATTTAACATTTTCCCTTACTGCTTTGTTTTCTTTAAGAAATCTACTGAATTTTGACATAGTTATTTATCCTTTCGTTTTTAAAAAAAGTAAGGGACTGAATAATCAGCCCCCTATAATTATTTTGCTTACATTCCTGCAAGCTTGTTGAATTTGTTAGGAATTTCAAAATCCTCAAAAGTGAAGTCCATATCCTCGTCAAGATATTCGCCGTCGGCATCAAATTTTGCAAGGATGCCGCCATCAATATTACAGTTGATAAGGTTTACGGTCTGTAAGCCTACGCTTGAAGTCGGGTCCTCATTAGTAACCTCAATATCGAAATAAATATCTTCGCCTGTTCGCTTATATCTTTCGAGAAGTTCACGGAAAATTGAAGTGTTGTAGTGAAATGTGGCCGAGCCTGAACCTTTCCAACCGGTAGACTTATTACCCTTGCCTGTTTTACCCAAAATAGGCACTTCGGTTTTGGTCTTTTCAACCTTAGCCTCAAGCTTAATAGCCTGCATGAAATTGTATCTGTTTCCGTCGACAGTAACATAACACTCTGCGAGTTTCGCAGAAACGGTATCTTTTGCATTCATAATACTTTTATTCATTGTATCTTATACCTCCCTTTTTACTGTACTGTAACAGTCATATAGAGCTGTTCCATAGCGTTTACAGGTGTAACTGTTTCTGTTACTACAACAGATTTCTTCGTGTCACCCTGCTCAACGATAACTGTATCGCTGTCAAAGTCCTCAATCGCCCTGATTTGCTCTAATTCCTTGTGATGCTTAACAATATCTTTCCAAAGCGAATTTCTGCCGCCACGGTCATTAGGAATGATACCGAGATACCTTGTATTAAACATAACGGCAATATCATTTGCAATTTGGTCGAGCACACGGATAGTTTGATTGGATTTAAAGTCGTTACCCTTTGTATCGGTAGTTGTAACAAGAGAATTTATGTCAGACAATACGCAAATATTGTCATCGTTCTGTTGAAGCGTAAATTCGCCGTCTTTGATTGCCTGTTCGAGTTGAGCCTGCGTATAATCTACATTAACGGTATATTCACCGTCATATTTAGTGTTAGTACACGATTTATTAACTGCAACACCTGCAATAAGGCCTGTTACCCAATAAACAAGGTCTGCCTTTGTAGCACCGTCTGTAACATCATTTAAAAGGTTAACAACACCCTCATAATCAGCTTTCTTGTTATAAACAACAAGCTGAAATTTCTTGCCTACCTCATCACGAAGTCTCTTGCAAAAGCTTATGTAAAGCTCTTTTGTGCTGTCGTCCTCAGTTGTAACACCCATTGCGTTAAATGAATACCTCTCAATTTTATCAAGGTATTTTTGGTGTGATTCACCGTCTGCTGTACCGTTAGTACCACCTGTAAGGGCAGTTTTAGCTGTCACAATAAGTTCAGCTGATGAAATGAATGTAACAAAATCATTATCGACAAGTTCACTTGCCTTAGCTACAGTTTGAATATCAACAGTCTTATTATCAAAAACTGTTTTAACATCAAATTTGCTTTGCTCGTCAACATTCTTCTCAATCACAATAGCAATATCGTTTCCTCTTGTGCCTGTGTATTTTGCTTTTGCAAAGGTACATTCGGCTTGCTTGCCACCACCGTTTAACCGGAAGCAATGAAGTTTTATAGCGTTCTTAAAGATTTCACGCACAGGCTTAAGTTCTTCGGCATCAAATGAATAGCCGAAAATAGTTTTACTATTCTTTTGAAAATCGGCAACAGTAACAGTAAACACCTTATCATCCACACCCCAATTAAGAGGTAATGCCATTGTTGCAATTCCTCTGTCAGATAATGAAGCAGATGCGTTTGTTGCAGATATAAAGTTCATATACGCACCCGGTAATGTTTTGTTTTGTGCTGTAAAAGCACCTCCGCCGAAAGCCATATTATTTCACCTTTCCTTTCAAATACTTTTTAATCAGTTCATCTGTTTCTTTAACGGTATAATTTTCACCGTCTATAAGAAGAGCAGTCAATAAATCTCTCTTGTTTGAAAAAACATCCGAGTTTATCAACTGCTCTTTCGTGTATTTTGTTTCTGTCTTTTTCATTTAATCACCTCTGATTTGATTTAATCTTAATTCATTCATTTCATCTATATTATCACTGACTACCTTTTTAAAGAAATTATAACTTACCTGAAAATTGAGCATATTATCACTCAATGGTTCGCATTGCATTTCCTTACCGAAAAGCTTATCCGGTCCGTAATCAATGCAATCCAAACAGGTGTACAGCCTGTTGGCTATCTCACTACGCTTTTCTGCGCTCACATCATCAGTCGGTATAAACTGAATTGATATACGATTTTCAGAGCGCAAACGATTATTTATATATCTGTTTTGAGCGTTGCGAACATAACTAACGAAAAAGCAGGATTTATTTAAACCCTGCTTAATTTCATCAATATAGTATTCGTAATCATTGCCGAACTCGTTATATAAAGCGTTACATACGCCGTCAATCAATAAATCAGCCATTAGTAAACATATCTCCAAACTCTTTTTTCATTCTTCTTTCAAGGTAGGTCGGTATAACATTTCTTACCTCATCCTCTGCTGTACTCAACATTTTAAAACCGTCAACAAACTTGTCACTGTTTTTTATTCTATGTCCGAACTCAACATAATCGGCATACGAAGTATTGTTAGTAACACTTGTCTTAAATGTATCGCCGATTTTTGACATTTCAAGATTATCAGTTATAGTAAAGCCTCTTCTCAAAGTACCTGTATCAACAGGACTTCGTTTTGCCGCCTTTTTGAATACTTCCGATACAATCCTTATTGAACAATCCTTACAAAAATCATCAATACGATTTTGCTCATTTTCAAGATTTCTCATAAGCTCTTCAAAGCCTTTGGTATCGCAGCTCATTATGCCCACTCCTTAAATAATTCAAGTTCAATTTCTTGGTGCGAATCATATATAAACGGTTGCCCTGTGTTTTTGTACTCAGTAGTAACACCGTTTTGAGTAACAACAAGCTTTGAGCCGGGAGAAATAGAATAATCAGGCGGCAAAAACAGCTTAATTATCTGCGCAACAGCATTAACCGAATCGCTTTGAGCCGTAGGATTTGCCGTTTTAAAAGACAATCGGCAAGGCACATCTTTATATACAATTTCATCATTAAGCGAAGTAGTATGATTAGCATTAACAGTCTTTTTATGCTCAATCACCGTGCATTTGCCGATATATGTGCTTTCAATAACTTTTCTTACCATTTGATTTTGCGAAAGCATATCAATTCACCCTCACCTGTATTAAGTAAAAAAGAAACAATCGCATCAAAGCGCTGTTCATCAGTCATAGAACCCTCACCTATTGCAAAGGTAACATTTGTATCGCCTGTTTGAACGGATTTTACCGCTGTTTCCAAATCAATAGGTAAATTATCCGACTGACCTGTTGACTTTACATTATATAAAACGTTTCCGACCGCCCTTTCAATGACGATATGATTAAGTTCTTTTGGTATTGTTGAGATATTACAGATATTTTTAATATGGCTTACAACTTCGCTAACAGAAAATGCTATAAGCCACACTTCATTATCGTTTACAGTAATGTTATATCCTAACGATTCCAGCCTTTTTAAGATAAGCAATATAAACTCATCATCAAAGGCAGAATCCTTAAGAACAGCTAATATAGCTGTAATAAATGAACGAATTGAATCAGATACATCGGTTGTCAATATGTTGCCGTCATCATCAGTTAAAAAATCGAATAGTGGCATATTAACAACCCCCTCTTATCCCTTTGAGATAATTCTTGTAATAGCGATTGCCTTATCAGCAATAGCCTCAGTGCCGTCGTTAATAATGCACCAATTTGCACCGTTAGAAAGGTCATCGTTGGATGCCGAAGCTGTAAGAGATGCAGGCTTTTCAAATGAAATACCGTCAACACCGCAAATATAACGGTCACGGGTATAGAGTGTATCCTGACCGCCGTTTGTTTTAGGGTCACGGCTCATTTCGTAAGGAACTGAATCACCGATATCATCACAAATAATTGAGCCTAAACCGAGTACATAAGATGTATGCTTGGTATAAGCATCAGCAGCCTTAATATTTTTACTTTCATCAGCCTTAACAGCAGGAATATCCTCGGTAGGCATACCATCATCAACGAGTACCGCTCTGCCGTTCCAACTGCCAAGGGCAAGTTCTCTTGTAAGGCCATCCTTATCTGTATAAGTAAAATATTTAAGAAGTTGCAAGTTTTCAAGATTTGTAGCAATGGTACTGTCCATAATTACAAGCTTGAAAATATCCTTATTGTCGCCACAAGCTTTCTGCATAGCCGAATTAAGAGTTTTAGCACCTACATAAGCATCCTCACCCTCATTAGCAGTAATATCATATGTATGTTTGTCTATAAAGGTTTTAGCAGCCTTTGCTGCAACTGTTGAGCCTGATGTACTCATACTGTAAATACCTTTCAAGATTGCAAGAATGATATCCTGCTTAACATCAAGCTTATAATCAGCAATCTGTTCAGCGACATTATTCATAAAGTCAACACCGGCTGTAATGTTCTTACTGAAGCTTCTTTCTGTCCAACCGTCCATTCTTGAAGCAACGATAAAGCCCTGCTCAAAAGTAGTTGTATTGCTTGATACAATATCGGTTGCACCTGTGTTATTCTGTGAGGTTTTGCCCGAAATAGTACCGTAATATGGTACTCTGCAATAAAGCGAGCCTGTCTGACTTGACAAAGCCTCTCTTGCCTGTTCGTTTGAACCAATAGCGCCTGACTTAGCAAGCTCCTTTTTCTTTGGGTTTGGCACACGGTCTACATACTTGCCAAATGCCTGTGGGTTAAATGATTTTGAATCAAATTTTGCCATTTTTAATAATTCCTTTCACAATTAAATTTTTGCATCAGGATGTTGTTCAAGGTAGGCACACATTTCCGTATATGTCATTTTGGAGGTGTCTACCTTATGCTCACCGTCATCGTCGCCTGATTCGCCGATTTGAGCACCTTTGATTTGTGTTTTTGAATCTGCAAACAAGAATTTTGTATCATCGCTCTTAATAAGCTTTGAGATTTGTTCTTTAAGACCTTTGACCGTGCCATCATCCGATAACTCTGCATCATCAAGATTAAGAAACGGCATAACAGCCTTAGCGTTCTTTGCTTTAGCCGAAACAAGAGCCGCTTCAACAGCCGAGTTGATTTTCAACTGCTTAATCTCGGTTTTATGAGCCTCTGCCGCATTCTTGTTTTCATCTTCAAGCTGTGCAATCTTTGTTTTAAGCCCCTCAACATCATCTGTTGAATTTTTAAGGTCTTTAAGCTGCTGATCTCGGTCACCAAGCTGTGAAGTTAGATTTTCAACTTCCTTTTTAGCTGTGTCAAGGTCCGCTTGCAGTTTTGTGACTTCACCTTTTGCTTTGCCGATGTCTTGACTGTTTTCGTCAAGTATCTTATCAACTTGCTCTTTGGTAAGTCCCATTTCTTCCAAAAACTGTCTTTTCATAATCAATCTTCCTTTCAGTTTGTTCTCGGTGTTTCTTTCACCATCAGAATTTTGAACTTTCGGCTTTTCTCGACTTCCGACAGGTCAATATAAAAAGAAGCCGACACAA